ATTTTGCAAAAGACTACTTTAATTCTGGAGGAAAGGAGCGTGTCAATGAAGTCGCCCCTGCTGTTACTGGAAGTTTTAAAAGCCTTGTTGAAATCTCATTAAAAGGTGGAGATGACGCTAAAGCTGCAGAGAGTGTTAAAAGAAACTTTTTGGCAATGATTGCTGCAGCCCCCGAAGAGGTGGTGACTCAGGGTTACAGCCAGCTGAGTGATGGAGAAAAGAGAGCATTGTCCACAATGGCGGTCTCTGATATTCAAACTATTGGTTCTCAGATTGTAGATAAGCTGAAAGATACCCCTGATGCAGTACAGTACCTTAGTGTTAAGCTAGACAGTGATGGGCTACCTATCCTTGTTTCAACTGACGAACAAAAACTAGACCCTAGAGTTGTTGCTGGTTGGAAAGCTGTAACTCCTAGGCTTGGCTTTGTTTACAAAATGCTACAGCAAGAAGGTACTGGTGATTACGCACTGAATGAGCTTAACAGGTATATCGACAACTCTGTAGGTAAAGTTCAGTACCAAGAAGAGAATAAACCTGATGTTGCTACATCTGTAGGTAAAACAGCAGGTAGAGTGGTTGGTGATGTTTCTGACTTTGCGGAAGATAGTGCTGAAGCCTTGTCTGACTTTGCGGAAGATAGTGTTGAAGCCTTGTCTGACACTGGTCTTTTTCTTCTTGACTTAATAAACCCTTTTGCTCCTTCAACTGGAAGGTTGTCAGAAGCGGCTAAAGCACTTGATGAAAAAGAGAAAGAAATCATTGAGAGTGCAGGAAATATTCTCAAGAAGTTTGGGATGGGTTTTTCAGAGGGTGTAGAAGAAAGGGAAGATTTCAGTATGGGAAAGTGATTGGCTCTGCTTTGAGTGCTATTGTACCAGAAGCAGAGGCAAGTATGAAACCAGAAGCAGAAGCAAAGGCAGAAGCTGAGGCAAAAGCAAAGGCAGAAGCTGAGGCAAAAGCAAAGGCAGAAGCTGAGGCAGAGGCAAAGGCACTCATGGATGCAGAAGACCACATAAAAGATGCGTATATTGAACTAACAGCTGGAGAAGGTGAAAGTGGAGACAGTGCAACTGATATTCCAACACTTGGAGTAGGGCTGACTGTTGCTACGTTTAATCGTCTAAAATCTAAGCACAAAAACCCAAACATGACTCAAAGTGAAGCAAGAGTATTGTACCTAAAGGACAGTGAGGAATATTTGAGCAAACAGTTCGTGACATACGACTTCTTGCCAGATTCCACAAAATCCGCTTTGCTTGACCTAGCTTACAACTACCCAGATGGTTTGAGAGGCAAGAGCTTTAAGAAGGCTGTTCAAGAGTATGACGGGACTAATGAGGGCTTAAAGAAAATAGCTGTTCAATTACTTGATACAGCATCTTTTGAGGGGAAAGCATCTGTTGGTATCGCTAAGAGAAGGGCTGTAACATACAACAAAATACTTGGCTCTGACATTATATCTACTGTCAAGGTAGAAGATGATGGTACTGTTCTTTATTTAGACAAGAGCGGTGAAACAGTGTTTTCTTACAAAGTTAAGAAAGGCGCACATAAGCAAAAGAGTAACTCTGGGATAGCTGTTCCGACACTTAAACAGTGGAGACAAACGGCTGATTCTCTGAATAAGAAACTTAACATAAACACTAAAGGTGTAGAGTATGCCAGCAAAAAATGATTTAAAGAAGAATGCTTCTAAGCGAACTGTTCAACAAAGAGAGTATGACAGAAGCCCAGAGGCAAAGAGAAAAAGAGCCTTACGAAACAAGGCACGTAGAGAGGCTATCAGAGAAGGGAAGGTTAAGAAGGGAGATGGTAAAGACATTGACCACAAAAAACCTTTACGCTCAGGTGGCACTAACTCTAAGAGCAACTTGAGGGTAAGGTCACGCTCTGCCAATCGTAGTGATAACGGTGGTAAGGGTGGTAGGCCTAAAGGTAAATGATTATAGGGAGTGGCTAAGGCTACTCCCTTTTTTTGTTTATATTAGTGTGTTAATCAAGCACCACAGGCTTCACAGCCTTCTGTTTGCAATCTCTTACGAGTCACTGCTTGACTAGCATTGATTGAGTATTGGTAGTACAGTGACTTAATACCCATCTGAGAGGCGGTCAAGTGTAGTCTGTTAAGGTCTTTTACAGCCATGTCAGGGTCAATCATTAAATTAAGTGATTGTCCTTGGTCAATGTATTTTTGTCTTACACCTGCTTGAGATACGACAACGAATGGGTCAATTTCAGCAAAGGTTTTAAACACAGCTTTCTCTTCATCTGTCAAGAAGTCTAGCATCTGTACGGAACCATCATGCTTCTTAATCAAGTCCCAAACAACACTGGTGTCTTTGCCTTTACTCTTCAACAAAGCTTCTAGGTAAGGGTTCTTTATAGTAACTTTCAGTTTTGCTAAATCCTTAATATAACAATTTGAAAACTCTGGCTCAATAGACTGAGAAACTTGACCTAAGATGAAACTGCTTGACTTGGTAGGTGCTACTGCCATAGTTGTAGCGTTTCTTATTTCGTATGGTTGTAGCATTTCAGATGTCCCATATTTAAAGAACATTCTCTTAGATTGAGCGTAAGCTCTGAGCTTAATAGCTTTAAAAATTTCAAGGTTCAGTCTTGCCGCCTTCTGGCTTTCAAAAGGAATCATTTTGGATTGAAGGTAAGAGTGCCAACCCAGTACACCAACCCCAATCGCTCTGTGTTTCTCTGCAAATTTCAAAATACGACTGTAGAATATGTTATCTTCTTTCTTTGCCTTTTCTACCATCTCTGTTACAACTGTATCTAGGAACTCTACAAGAACTTCTACTGCGTCTGTGTGTTTCCACTTATCATAGTGCAATAGGTTCATAGAAGACAAGACACACACAAAGGTTTCATCTTTGTTTTGTGGTAACATAATCTCACTGCACATATTTGATGACTGTATTTGCTGACCTGTTTCTTTATAAACAGTTGGCGCACCACTGTTTGCATTGTCTCTAAACACAATGTAAGGGAACCCTAGCTCACTTCGCATTTTCAAAACCTTAGCCCAAAGGATTTTTTTATCTTTATCTCCAGCCTCCATCTCTGATAACCACTGCTGGCCTACAACAATGCCTGTGGTTAGTCCTTGAATGGCATTACCCTCTGTGCAAATGTCTAAGAATTCGTTTGCATCTGGATGTTCAATGTCTTGATAAGCAGTAAAAAACCCTCTGCGAACAGAACCTTGAGACACAACATCTGCAAGTGAATCAAACATCTTCATGAAGTGAACAGAGCCAGAAGACTCACCAGCGTCAGTGATAGGCGCACCACGAGGTCTAAGTCCACCAAAGTAGCCTGAAGTGCCGCCACCACCTTTCATGAGCATTCCATTCTCTGCAACACTGTACATAATGTTGTCCATTGAATCGTCAATGTATGAGCCAAAACAACTTACAGGCATTCCTCGTTTTAAGCCATAGTTAGCCCAGATAGGTGAGGCTAATGAGTAATAACCACTAGCCATGTACTTGTAAAAAGCCTCTCCTAATTCTTTGTCTTTCACGTATTCAGAAAATGTGTCTGCAATCTCTCTAACACGTCCTTCTGGTGTCTGCCCTTCTAGTAAGTAACCATTCATTAAAAACTTTTTAGAGTTATCATTTAGCCATTCGAACATTCGCATTCCTTTTTAAAATAAATCATCAGCATCAAAAGACTTATTGCCTTTTGTGTAAGCAGTAGCTTTTTTGTAGAAAAAGTCTACGTTAGAACTTAGCATTGTTTCGTCTAAGAACCAAGAGAACTTAGATGTCTGTGGTCTCTCAAAGGTTGGTGTCAAACCAGCAGATGACAGGGCATCACACACACGATAGGTTATCACATCGAATGCAGTGCTGGACATTTCTTTTAAATAATCTTCTTCTACTCCTTCAAAAATCCAACAAAGGACATCAAACTCTGCACGGAAGAAATCTGAGACTAGCGCATTTATTGCAGATTCGGTGTGTTCAGTGAAAAGCTCAGGATGTTCATCACGTACAATATTTACTAACTCAACACCAAACTGTGCATGAATGTCCTCTTCTTTACTCGTTGCTTGAACAGCATTTGAAATGCCCTTCAGTAGGTTCTTGTCTTTATTAAAAGACATCATAATAAAAAACTGAGAGAATAAAGAAGCATTCTCAATTAACACAGAGAATAGAAGAATGTTTCTTACGAACTCTTCGTTATCTACAGGTGGCTTTATCGCTCTCTCTAAGACTTCCAGACGATTAGCCATTGCTGGAACCTTGCCTAGCTCTTCAAACTCTTTATTAAGACCAAGAACTTCTAACAACTCTGAGTAAGCATCTGCGTGTCGTACTTCTGACTCACCAAATGTAACACCCACAGCTTGAATCTCAGGCTTAGGCATTGTGTCACCAATCTTAGACCAAAATGTTTTTACTGCAACTTCAATCTGAGAGATTGCCAACATTGTGCGTGTCACAACTTGACGCTCTTCTTTTGTCATCCTTGTGTGAAAATCTTGAATATCAGACGTAAAGTTGAACTCAGTATGCACCCAGTAAGAGTGCCTAATCGCATCTACATACTCCAATAAGTTAGGGTACTCGTAAGGTTTTAAGTTTGTCCGCTTCTTAAAGATACTCGGTTTGTGGGAGAATCGGTAAGTAATGTACTCTCTTGCAGTGTCATGCTCACCAGAGTCCATAAGTGCATTTTCAACAAGAGAGTGAATCTCCTCTACAGTTGTGTCACCTGTAATCCTATAAGACACACGCTCTGCAACAATGTTAGCTAGGTTTTGGTTGTTTGGGGACGTTCTTGATGCGGCTTTGTTTACTGCCGCCTTAATCTTTTCTACATCAAATGGTACTTTATTACCGTTTCTTTTTAGAACTTGCATTTTTGTCTAGTCTCTTTTTTGCTAATGAATCTGAGTAACCTGTTGGGTATCTGTTTTCTAGTTTTTCTTTGTTGTTTTCTATTACATCTAAAAGGTTTAGACCTAAAACATTAACCATAGCTTGAATGTAAAATAATAAATCACCAAGCTCTTCTTCAACATTTTCGATGTCTAACTCTTGATTATAGAAGAAGTATTTTTTCACTGCATCTACTAACTCACCTGCCTCTCCAGCAATACCAAAAGCATAATGAAGAAGTTCTAAATCCTGACCGTCTACTTCCTTTGTTTCAAAACTTTTTGTTTTCAAGTTAATGAAACGGCTATACTCTAATAGCTCTTTCATACTACTCTCCGTACTGCATTTCTAAAATAAGGTTGAGGTGGTGAATGGCTTTTTTAATATCTTCCTTGCCGTTCTTTGCCTTATGCCTTGTGACGTATTTAATCACATTACCTTGTAAATAGTCCAACTCGTTTTCAACGATAAACTCTACTGGTTGAATTGAAAACTGCTTGTAGTGGTCTCCACCTACTTGTACATCAAGTGCGCTAGCTAATATTGAATCTGGCATTAAATGTTCTCCTGCATTACCTTGAAAAAGTCTTTGTGAAAAAGTTTATTTAAACTCAACAAGTACATCTTGCTTGCGTTGTTATCTCCACCATATACTACACGCTTTGAGTCTAAATTGTCAACTATTTTTTTAAGATTATTTACATCAAAAACCAATGTCGCAAATGTTTGGTCTCCAATGCACAAGTTATGGAACCAGTAGTCTGACTCTGTAGCATCAATTCCAGAAGGTTTGCCATAAGACTCAAACTCTATACATATGTTGCCAGTCTCCATCCACTTGTCTCTTTCAGACTTAACTTCAATCTTCTTGTTTTGTAACATATCTGCTACAGCGTCTTCACGTACCTTACCGTACTCTAGGTCTAAATCAAACTTCTTTCTGTCTTGCTTGCTTGGTCTCATGTCGAACCCCTAGTTTTGAAACTTATCATACCCTAAAGAACACAACCAATAAGCGTCTGCTAGGTCTTCTCTGCTCTTTCCTGTAGCTGTGAACTTGTCCCTAATCTCTTTTGGAACTGAGTTTATCATATCTGTTTTTGTTGCTCTGCCTGAATCAGTAGCGTACTTTTTTAAAGAGGTAGGTGGAATAATGATGACTGTATTATCTATCTCATACCTGTCGAGAAGCTCTACAAGGATAACAGCCTGAAGCCCTGCAAGGTCTCTTGTCACATTAGAACGAGACATAAACGGTAGTCCCTCTAAAACAACATGAGTTGCTGAAAGGCTGTCACACAAAGAGGACACACTATCTGCCACCTGCTTCATTCTCGTAAACTTGTCAAGGCTTTTGTCTGATGTGATAATGCCATTCCTGTCATCACCGAACCACCAACCTGTCGAGGTGAAAGATTGGTCTATTCCTAGAACCTTTATGTCAGAGGTATGGGTCATCAAAAACTCCTACTGGTATGTCAAATTCGTCAAAAGATGGGTCTAATGTTACTTCTTTTAAGTCTATAAAGTGTTTGTGGTAAGGGTAAGAAATATCTTTCTTCATTCTAAGAAGAAGAATATGTTCATTGAACTGCTCCTCCGTCATACCCTTCTCGTCATATAGTTTCTTAACTGTTACAAAGTATGGGTCTTTACTCTCTTTCAGATACCTCTCTGCTTTAACAGCTCCGATTCTAGGCACACCTTGTATGTTGTCCACATTGTCACCTACAAGCATTTGGTAGGCAAGATTGTACTGAGCCTCCTTTGTTGAAACATGTTTAAAGTCATGCTTAACGTAGTTGAAGTGTAAGCCCTCCATCTGTAATCCGTCTTTGTCTATACCTGCTAGAACAAAGTCTGGCTTGTATAGGTCAGCAATAGAGATTACTACATCATCTGCTTCCATATCTTCAACAAGTAAGCCATTATATGTCTCAATAGCATACTGTTTAATATCATCAAAATGAGGAGGCTTCTCTAACTTCTCTCTGTTGCCCTTGTATGGTTTAGTTTTCGCTATATCGTATCGAAAGGTCTTGCCCTCGGAGAAGCAAAAGATAAACTTTTCACACCTAAGTGGTTTATAAATATTCTCGAATACATAGCCAATTAAGGTCTTTTTGGCTATTTCTAAACTGTCTTCTCTTGATTGATAACAAACTCGATAAAGAATCGAGTCTGCATCTACAATGCCTAAATACTTATCTGCACTCATGGATACTCCTTAGTGGCAATCATACCAGTTCTTGCCTACCTTTATGTCACAGGCGTTAGGACATTTTACCTGATACTCTTGGTCAGCCATTACTATTGCTTTGTTCAAAATAGCTTTAAACTTCTCAACATCTTTTGGTGCAACTGCCCATTGACCTTCGTCATGGTAGCTAATCATAAGATGCACATCTAACTCGTTTCTCTTGACCAGTTCATCAATAATCACAATCCATCGCTTGAAGTAGATTGTTGCAGAAGACTGGAGAAGACTGTTCAATGCTTTTCTTGTATCAAACTGCTCAACACCATCAAAGCCTACAGACTTTGTAATCTTGACTGGCCTGCCATCGAGAGAAGTGATATAACCTTTCTCTGCTTCTTTTTGTTTTGTTTCAATCAATCTTTTTAAACTTGGCAAGTTATTAAGAAACTTCTCTTTTACCTTCTTTCCGTCAGCAGCATTACCGTTAACTAGAGACCCTACTTTCTCGTCCCCCGCTCCATAAAGGAACCCGTAAAAAAATGTCTTTGCCGCATCTCTTGTAGGTAAGCCAGCGGCATTCTGGTTTGTTGTGTGAATATCACCATCAAGGACTTCTTTTGTATATTCGTCATCGTCCATGTAGTGTGCAAGCATACGGGCTTCAATGCCAGAGAGGTCACTGCCTACCTGTAAGTACCCATCTGGGACACCGAACAATGCTCTAATCTCTGAGCCATACAAAGAACGAACAGCAGGGAAGTTGGCAATACCTCTGTGAGTGTACCTACCAGTCACAGCCCCTAATGTATCAGCTTCAGATGCAATCTTGCCATCGCTTCTTACAATCTTGAATAATCCACCTAGCAGTGCTTTTCTGTGTTTTAGGACATAGTATTTACCTACATCTGAAAACTCTTCGGGGATGTTCTCGCAAACAACACCTTTGTCGGCAATCTTTGGGCTACCTTTTGGTGTCCGCATAGATGGCTTCCAGTTAAGTTCTAATAACTTTTCAATCAGTAGCTTTTTAGTATCAAGCGTAATTTTCTCTGGAACAGAAATTAAAGACTTACCTTCTTCTGTTTTAAAATTAAAAGGCGACAACTCTGGATAAGTTTTTTCCAATGTGTTTAGCAAATTAACTGCATGGTGCGACAGTGTGCCATCCTTTTTTAGTTTGTGCGCTTTTGTCGTATAAGCATAACCTAACTTGTCTGATACGCTTTGGTATATATCATCCATCTCTTGATATATTTTAGTGTATATTTTCATCGCTTCATTGTAGTCAAACGATACACCAAACTGTTCAGAAGCTGTCTGGACTTCTAAAACTTTCTTCTCAAGATTTACATAGTCTTTTCTGTAGTCTATCCTCTTCATAAGAACAGAAGCAACCTTGAAGGATAACTCAACATCATTAACACAATAGTCCATCATCTCTTGTGTGTAATCTTCAAACTCCTTGAACTCTAGTTTAGGGAAGTTTATCGTCTCACCCCAAGATGCAAGAGAATGTGACTTTCTCTCTGGGTATCGCAACTTAGATAATAGAAGTGTGTCAACGACTTCTCCTTTATAGTCAAAGTTGTAGAACTTCTTTAGGGCAGGGATGTCGTATCCTACGATGTTGTGTCCAATAAGTAAGTCTGCCTTTAAAAGCAACTCAACAGCTTCATTTATGTCCCAAGGTTCAAACTTGTAAATCTCTTTTGTATCAACATCTTTTGCAACAATGCAATGCATCTTTGTAACATCAAAGAGTAGGTTGTCCGCCTCAATGTCAAAAACTAATCTCATAAGTAAGCCTCATCTTCTACAGAGTCTAAGTATGGGTCAATACCCTCTTCAAGTCTTAGCGTATCTTGGTTGTACAATAACCAACCACCAGTACCAGTCTTTCCGCATCGTCTGTTCTTAGCGACAAGAACCTTGATTGAGTTGCGTCTTGCTTCTTGGTTTGCTAACTTGTCACGAGTAAGTAGAAGAAGATTGTAACTTACTTGTTTGATAGCAGATGAACCAAGTGCGTCATCCTCTGTTATGTCGTGTGCATTTTTTGTATCACGTTTACGTATGTGTGATGTTAAAACAAAAGCCGCTCTTGTTTGTGATGCAAGCTTTAATAAACTATCCATGAATGTACGAACTGTATCATTCTCACTGTTCGGTAATGCTTGTTGAAGTGGGTCAATGAACACCACATTACAATCAAAAGCCACAATAGAGTTGCGGAGTTTTAGTAGCAACTCGTCTGGGTCAATGGAGCCCCTGTGGTCAACAATCTTTAATCGGTTAGTCCAGTCCAGTTGGTCAAACTTACCTTCAAGTTCGGACATCTTCTCTTCACTGAGGTCTTCTAATGACTCAATGTTTTGCCCAAGTTCCATTGATAACATCTTACCTACAAGCTCACCTGTCGTAGTCTCTAATCCTAAATATAAGATACGAGTGTCTGGATTAGCAAGTAGCCCAAGAAGTATGTTGTTTACAAGTGTTGTCTTGCCGATAGACGTATCACCTACCAGTGTAGTAATCTCTCCTCTTGCTAGTCCACCATTGAACATCGCCTTAGTTGCACCAAAGAAATCAGGAAGAGGAATAATCTCTGTGTGTACACGCTCTTTAAATGAGTCAAAGAGTGTGTCAAAAGACTTAACACCACTAGGGGTGAACTGCTTTCTATTGTACCACTCAGATGTGAAGTCTGCACTCTTGTTAGCCTTCAAGTATTCGTTAGCGTCTTTAAACTTGTTCAGTGTAACAATGTATGCCTTATTTGGTGAAAGAAGCTCTGCTACCTTCTGAGAGGCCTTGCGACCTACTTCATCGTTGTCGAATACAATTACAATGTTTTCAAAAGACTCAATATAATCAATGTTGTTTTTAATATCAGCTTCGGCTGATGATGCAGAATGAACAGAGATTACAGGCCACTTTGAACCCATCATCTTGAACACAGCCATAGCATCGTCTTGACCTTCTGTGATTGTTAGAAACTTACCACCTGTGCCGAATGCGTGCATCCCAAATAGAGTTGATTTTGAAAACTCACCCGTGATGGCAAACTGCTTCTCACCGCCTTTGCGAATCTTAGAAGATACAATGTTTCCATCTTTGTCATACAAAGGGTAAACATAATTACCACGCTCGTCTGTTTTTACTTTAAAGAATTTAGCTGTCTCAACGTCAATAGCTCTATTCTTCAAGGGGAGGAATTCACCTTTGTAATAAAGTGCTTTTTTATCTTTGTTATCCATACTCGTATTCACTGTCCTTTTGTTTTTAGGAGAATCTGGAAAGGTTGACTTTGTGCAAGAGAAGCAATAAGTCGAACCATCCTCATAAACAGCATTTGCATCACTGCTCCCACAGTGTTCGCAAGCTGTGTGTTTTACGAACTTCGTCATGGTTTGTTACACCCTTAACCTTGATGTTTACGATTCATAAGTGCCTCGAAAGTTGAAAGTGGCATACTGATTTCAACTGGCAAGTTTACATCCACAAAGTACCTAGCGTGAACAGTTACACTTACTTTTCCATCTTTATCTACATCCATTGAGTGTTTATAGTCAAGCCACTGTAAGGCAAAAAATAAGTTCTCATGGATGCAGTGTTGTTCATAAGCATGAGCAGAACCACCTCTGTCATCTTGCTCCCAGAATTCAAAAAACGTGTCATCATTAAACATAAAACCCCACATATTTTAAAGTTAAAAAAAGCCTTTCTAGATAAAACAAGAAAGGCAAAGTGTTTACTATTTTTTAAAAAGGAATATCATCATCAAAGTCTACTGCTTCTAAAGCTTCTTCTTTAACATTCTTTTCCACTTTTTGTGGAATTTCATACTCGACACCAAGTTCTTTGTCAAATACTTTACCGCTCTGACCTGCACCACCTGAATACTCTACAAGTTCGTTAATCTTAACAATGTTTAGGGAGACTACAAGTAAGTCATCTCGGTTTCTATAACCAAAACATTTAACAGAAACTTTTGAACCGTTCCCAACAAGTCCATCATACTTTTCAGAGTTAGCATCTAAGATGATTGGTTTCTGCTCACGACCAGACTTTGCAAACTCTGACAATGAGATGGTTAAACCGTTAAGCCCCTCAACACTTGCAAACTTCTCTAAGTCATACTTAATCTTACGTGTCTTTGTCTTATCTTTACCTACCTTGTAAAGTTGTTTATTGACCTTAACAACATCTTCAAGCTCTTCTCTGGCCGCATCGTCTACAAAAAGTGTAATAGAATACTCACGGTCTGTAGACTGCCATTTTTCTCTAGGTTCTTGTAGGGTTGGATAGAAGGCCACGGCATCTTTGATATATAAGAACTCAAACTTACCATCTTGGACTAATTTAATATTTTCACTCATTTTATTCACCTATTTATTTAAATAAAGTCCTAGTTTTATACAGACTAGGAAACTGTTTACAAAAATTGCCTGTTGATTTCGGGTGAATACAGTCACTCAATACCCTGCCATTCTTTCTCCGCAACTGTATCCTCTATGCGCTTTTTAGCTATCTCAAAATAACCTTGGTCTAACTCAATGCCAATAAATTTACGATTAGTATTGACGCAAGCAACACCTGTTGTGCCACTGCCCATTGTAAAATCCAAAACCGTTTCACTTTCGTTTGTGTAGGTCTTAATTAGGTATTCCATGAGTGCTACTGGTTTTTGGGTTGGGTGAAACTCAGCTTTCATATCCACATTGAATTTCTGGATACTTAATGGGTAATTCGTATGCGTTTGTATTGCATCCTTCGTTGCCTTGTTGTAAACATCCCCACTGCTTCCAATTCCTTTTTTACCCCTGTCTCCTTTAGATACTGTATGCACTTCTTTTTCTATAAGGCCTTGTGGGTTATAAGTAGGTTGTTTGTGATAAAAAACAACTATATCTTCATGTTTAACTAAAGGTCTTTTTTTGGAGTTTAAATGGCCAGTAGCTTTGCTCTTCTCCCATACCCAACAATACTTAAAAATCTTCATATTGCTTGCAATTAAAGTCGTGGTAAACGGCTGTGATGCTGTCATAACAATAGCCCCATTAGGCTTAGTAACCCGCTTCAAATGCTCCCACATAGGCTCTAACGGAATA